CGCAAAATAAACTGGTTGATGAGCAGCGTCAGAAAGTCGAGGGATTAAAATCAGCGATAGCAGGATATCAGCAGATGCTGGCCTCACCAAGCCCCAGCATCAACGGCTATCTGATTAACCACCTTATCAGTCAGGAAGATGCGGTTAAATCCCTGGCGGCTGCGCAGGATGAGCTTTCGGTTGAACAGAGCAGACTTAATGAGCTGAGCAAAAAATCGGAAGAGATTCAGTCAGCACTGAAGGCGGTCGAAAGTCAGCGTGATTTTCTTATTCGTCAGCAGATTCTGGCGCAGGCCAATATGCGTAATTCTCTGCTGATGGTAAATGCTGAGCACACCGAGTTTAACCGTATTATGTCCATCGGCAACCAGATCCTGACAAACCGTCAGGCACTGGTTAACAGTCCGATGCGCATTCCTGCGGCCCCCCTGAGTGAAAAGCAGCAGGATTTCATTCAGAAATCAGAGCGGGACAAAGAACTGTCCGCACTGACCGGGGAAGCCCGCGTTATCCGTCAGGCTGAGTTTGCCGCAGATGATATCGGTCTGCTGAATAAACCCGAATTTGCCGATAACCGGCAGAAATACATTGATAATCAGGTGGCAGCCTACCGGAATCAGGAAAAGCTGAGTAAGGAACTGAAAGCGGGTAAAAGCGCCCAGAGTGCTTTCAATAAAGAGCAGAAAGAAGCGGAACGTCAGGCGGAGCAGTATACCCGTAAAATGGCGGATCTGAGTGTGGCTACGGAGGTTCAGAAAGTCAGGGCCACGCAGGGAGAGAAGGCCGCAGAGCTGTATGCGGCTGCGCATGAGGCCGGTACCAAATGGACGGATGAGCAGCGAAAAGCGATCCGCGCATCCTCTGTTGCCCTGGCGGAGTGGACACAAAAGGCCGACGAGGCGGTCAGAAAGCAGCGTGAAATGGATGATGCGCTGAAAGCGATGCGTGACGGAGCCCGGAAATTCAGTGATGAAGCGGAACAAATCGATAAAACCCGTGGAATGGGCGGAAACCGGCGCAGTCTTTACGATGAGCGTCAGCAGATTGATCGTGTTTATGCCAAATCGGATCAGGGAAAAAGTGCGACCGAAGCCTATAACCGCGAGATTGACGCGCTCAACCTGAAATATCAGAAAATAAAGGAGGTTCAGTCTGACTGGACCAGCGGGGTTACCCGGGGGATGGAAGACTGGATTGCTGAGGCCGGAGATTATGCGGAGCAAACCGCATCAGCAGTGCAGAGCGCCATGGGCGGTATGGTGAATAACATCACTGACATGCTGAACGGTAACAAAGCCAGCTGGCGCGACTGGTCAACAGATGTCCTTAAATCCATCCAGAAAATACTGGTCAACGCTGCCATCGTGAACAGCCTGAAATCCATGTCAGGTGCCGGTGGCTGGATTGGTGCTGTCGGTGACTTCCTGGGAGGTGCCGCGGCAAATGCCAAAGGCGGGGTATATGATTCTCCTGGCCTGAGTGCGTACAGTAATCAGATAGTCAGCACCCCGACTTATTTTGCGTTTGCCAAAGGTGCCGGGCTGATGGGTGAGGCCGGGCCGGAAGCGATTATGCCGTTAACACGGGCGGCGGATGGCTCTCTCGGTGTCCGGGCGATCGGCAGAAATCAGAATACCGGTTCAGCAGCACCACAGGTGTTTATTACCATTGACAGTAACGGCAGCAGCCAGACGCAGTCGTCAGCTGGTTATGAACAGTTTGGCCGGGAGATTGGGCAGTATGTAGACCAGCGTTACCGGGCGCTGATTAATACAGATCTGCGGCCCGGCGGTGCCATCTGGTCGGTTGCGAAAGGGGCCCGTCAATGATTGAAATTTTCACCTGGTGTCCCCGTGTTAATCCCACGGAGGACATCACTTATAAAACCCGCAGGGCGAAGTTCGGTGATGGTTATGAGCAGGTGTCCGGTGACGGTATTAACGCCCGCAGCCAGAAGTGGTCACTGGAATTTACCGGTCACAGGGAGTATATCGCGGCTATCCGTCAGTTTATCGACCGTCACAGCGGTATAAAAGCTTTTCAGTGGAAACCCCCGCTTGAGCCGGTCGGTCTGTACCGGTGCGACGAGCATAAGCTCACCCCGCTCGGTGGTGACAACTATTCACTTTCTCTCACTTTTACCCAGGCATTTAAACCATGATCACAAATGACTACCAGAAGCTGGAACCGGGTAATGCCGTCCGGCTTTTTGAGGTTGACGGTACCGCATTCGGTGCGCCGGATATTTTGCGGTTCCATGCATACAACATCCCACATACAGAGGCAGAAATTACTGCCGCCGGTGGTGATCCGGAAAAATTACCGGCGAAATCCATCTGGTGGCAGGGAGAGGAGTATCGGGCCTGGCCTGCGCAGATTGAAGGGATAGAGGCATCCACCACCGGATCCGGTGCACAGCCGAAGTTATCGGTGGCAAACCTCGATGGTTCAGTCACCGCGCTGTGTCTGGCATACGATGACATGCTGAAAGCGAAAGTCATGATACACGACACCCTGGCACACTATCTGGATGCGGCGAATTTTCCGGATGGCAACCCGGCGGCAGATCCTACCCAGGAAAAAGTCTCGGTTTTTTATATCGACAGCAAATCCTCGGAAACCAATGAGGTTATCGAGTTTGAATTAGCCAGCCCGATGGATTTGCAGGGGGTGCTGATCCCGACGCGGCAACTGCATGCAATGTGTACCTGGTGCATACGCGGCAAATACAAATCCGGTGACGGTTGTGATTATGCCGGGCAGAACGGGTATTTTGACAAACACGGTAACCGCGTGGATGACCCGGCACAGGATCAGTGCAGCGGCATGCTGAATACCGGCTGCTTTCCCCGTTTCGGGAAAAATAATCCGATCCCGTTCGGCGGCTTTCCGGGAACCTCATTACTGAGGAAATAATGATGCGTAAAAACATTCAGGCAGCTATTTTTGCACACGCAGAGCGTGAATATCCCCGCGAGTGCTGCGGAGTAATAGCTCAAAAATCCCGGGTGGTGAAATACTTTCCCTGCCGCAATATCGCGGCTACGCCGGAAGAGCATTTTGTATTATCGCCGGAGGATTACGCCGCTGCTGAGGATTGGGGTACGGTGACCGGTATTGTGCACAGTCACCCGGATGCCACCACTCAGCCGTCAGAACTTGATAAAGCACACTGTGATGCCCTTGGTGTGCCGTGGTATATCGTCAGCTGGCCGGAGGGGGATCTGCGGACTGTTCAGCCGCGCGGTGAATTACCATTACTCGGTCGGCCGTTTGTGCTCGGGTTTACCGACTGCTGGGGGCTGGTCATGAGCTGGTTCCGGCAGGAACGCGGCATTGAACTGCCGGATTACCGGGTGGATTATCCCTGGTGGGAGCAGGGCGAAAACCGGTACACAGATAACTGGCAGGAGGCGGGATTTATTCAGGTTGACGACCCGCAACCCGGTGATGTGATAGTGATGCAGGTGCAGGCACCGGTTGCCAATCATGCCGGTATTTTATTGCCTGACAACATGCTTCTGCATCACTTATACGGTCACCTGAGTCAGCGGGTGCCGTATGGTGGTTACTGGCGTGACCGTACAGTGATGGTACTGCGTCATGAGCAACTGATATGACCCGCTCCGGCGGCTTTTTTTTACGGGTGAAATATGTCACAGGAAATTATGGTGAAAATTGTACTCGGCGGTGTGCTGGGTAAAACCTTCGGCAAAATACATCAGCGCCTGGTCAGCACAACCTCCGAAGCGGTCCGTGCTTTATGCTGCACAATTCCCGGGTTTGAACGCTATCTGAATACCAGTAAATCCCGCGGGTTAACTTATGCGGTATTTCGCGGGAAAAAGAATATCGGGGTGGACGACCTCGGTTTTCCGGTGACGGATGATGTTATCCGGATTGTGCCTGTCGTGATCGGCAGCAAGCGCGGGGGATTGCTGCAGGTTATTTTTGGCGCAGTGATGGTGGCTGCTGCGTTCTGGACAGGCGGTGCGTCAGTGGCGGCATGGGGAGCGATGCATACCGGGCTGGCCATGACCGGCGTCTCCATGATGCTGGGCGGTATTATCCAGATGTTGTCCCCGCAGCCGGGCGGGCTTGCCATGAAAGACCAGGGCGAAAATAAACCGTCCTATGCGTTCGGTGCCCCAACAAACACTGTTTCTCAGGGCTACCCGGTACCGATCGGCTACGGTAAGCGCCGCATCGGCGGGGCCGTTATCTCAGCCGGAATTTACGTCGAAGATCAGCAGTAGTACTGATATGACGGACAGGAGCACCCTCATGAGCAATAAACATAATTTTCTAAATAGGTACCGCCTCGCCACTGAGCGCTTCGGCATTGACACGTTTTGTGGCTTTCATGAGACTTTCAAACATGGACGACAGCGATCCCCAGGTATCCACGACCCCATTACCATAAGCATAAAAATAAACGCAGAATCTGTATCCGGTGAGCTCGTCCCCGTCAGTGGTGATGTAGTCCGTTATGAGGGGAGCGATACGGAAGGTGCCTTTTCTAAACTCGGGCCGTTCTACCTGAAGATATATAGATAGCTTATCGTAAACCCATTGGATTGAATCTTTATTGGCGTTTAATTCAGTCTGGCGCATGAAAAATTCAAACCGGCCTTTGGTTATATGGCTACACCTGAATAATGCAGCATCAGGTGATTCTTCCGGCGAGCCTGACAGAAGGCAATCAGTGCTTTCAAATATGCTGTCATTACCATTAATCCACCTGATTAATGAATAAAATATCTGAACAGCTTCTTGATCTGAATACTCAACAAAGTCCTCAAGATGAGTTGTTATCAGTTCAGGTGATTCTCTAAAGTTATAGTATCGCCCTTCTTTATATTCGTGGCCAACAGTAACACCCCACGGTTGGGTTCGCCTGCCTGATTCGGTAATCTCAAATGATGAAACGACTATCATTGCATTTCCTTAATTAATGGTTTCCGCCAGACTTGTATTTCACTGGTGCGAATAAATGATTTTGTCATGTCAACATAACCCGGTCTGTTAACCAGTAATATCCTGATAAAAGATCAGTTACTTATAATTATCTGGTTGTCATAGGTATAAGAAATATGAAACAAACAATCATCACAGGCCACAAAGGCGGCGGTGGCAGCCCGCGCACGCCCGTCGAACAGCCGGACGATTTACAGTCCGTTGCCAGAGCCAAATTACTGATCGCTCTTGGTGAGGGGGAATTTGCCGGTAAACTGACCGGGAAAACTATTTTTCTGGATGGTACCCCGCTGCTGAATGCAGACGGGTCGGAAAATTTTCCCGGCGTGGTGTGGGAATACCGTCCCGGTACCCAGGCACAAACCTATATTCAGGGGATGCCGGCGGCGGAGAATGAAATCACGGTTGGTACCACGGTACAGAGCAGCACACCGTGGGCGCATGCATTCACCAACCCGCAGCTGTCCGCTGTCCGGGTCCGCCTGAAATGGCCGTCCCTGTTCCGTCAGGAGGATAACGGAGATCTGGTCGGTAACGAGGTAACCTACGCTATTGATTTGCAGACTGACGGCGGCACCTGGAAAACCGTTGTGGACGGTCGTGTAAAGGGCAAAACCACCTCCGGTTATGAGCGTACCCACCGCATTGATCTGCCGCAGTCGGCCACATCCTGGACCCTGCGGGTGCGGAAAATCACAGAAGATGCCAACAGTGCCAAAATTGGTGACACCATGGTGCTGCAGAGTTACACCGAGGTGATTGACGCCAAACTGACTTATCCGCATACCGCACTGCTGTATATCGAGTTTGACTCAAAACAGTTTAACGGCTCCATCCCGCAGGTCACCTGTGAACCGAAGATGCGGGTTATCCGTATACCGTCGAACTATGATCCGGAACAACGGACGTATTCCGGTACCTGGGACGGCTCGTTTAAATGGGCGTGGACCAATAACACTGCATGGATATTTTACGATATTGTGGTTTCCGATCGCTTCGGCCTCGGGGACCGCATCAAAATGCAGAATATCGATAAGTGGGAACTGTACCGCGTTGCGCAGTATTGTGATCAGCCTGTTCCGGACGGCAAAGGTGGCAGCGGCACTGAGCCACGCTATATCTGTGACGTGTATGTGCAGGATCGCAATGAAGCTTATACCGTGCTGCGTGACTTTGCGGCTATCTTCCGGGGCATGACCTACTGGGGCGGAAACCAGATTATCACCCTGGCGGATATGCCCCGGGACATTGATTACAGTTACACCAAAGCCAACGTGATCGACGGGAAATTCACCTATTCCGGCAGCAGCAGTAAGGCCCGCTATTCCTCCGCACTGGTGTCGTACTCCGATCCACTGAATGGTTATGCAGATGCGATGGAGCCGGTGTTTGAAAATGAGCTGGTTTACCGGTTCGGCTTTAATCAGCTGGAGATGACGGCGATCGGCTGCACCCGCCAGTCAGAGGCCAACCGCAAAGGCCGCTGGGGCATACTCACCAATAACAAAGACCGGGTGGTGACATTCGGTGTGGGGCTGGACGGTAATATTCCGCAGCCGGGGTACATCATTGCGGTGGCGGATGAAAATCTGTCCGGGAAAGTCACCGGCGGCCGTGTCAGTGCGGTGAATGGCCGGAGTATCACCCTCGACCGCAAACCGGATGCCGCGCCGGGTGACAGGCTGATGCTGAATCTTCCGTCCGGTAAATCACAGGCCCGCACCATCCAGATGGTCACGGATAACGTTATAACCGTTACCACGGAATACAGCGAAACGCCGGAGCCGGAATGTGTCTGGGTAACGGAATCAGACGAGCTGTACGCCCAGCAGTACCGGGTGGTGAGCGTGACTGAGAATGATGACGGTACGTTCACGATATCGGCGGCCATGCATGATCCGGACAAATACGACCGGATAGACACCGGCGCGGTACTCGATGAACGGCCAGTCAGTGTTATTCCGCCGGGCAACCAGTTACCGCCGAAAGATATCACTGTCAGCTCTTATTCTGTCGTGAACCAGGGGATCAGCATTGAAACCATGCAGGTTACCTGGTCACCGGCAGAGAATGCCATTGCCTACGAGGCGCAGTGGCGGCGTGATGACGGTAACTGGATCAATGTGCCGCGTAATGCCACCACTTCATTTGACGTGCCCGGGGTCTATTCAGGCCGTTATCTGGTGCGGGTCAGGGCGATTAACGCGGCAGAAATCTCCAGCGGCTGGGGATATTCAGAGGAAACCCGGCTGACCGGCAAGGTGGGTGATCCGCCGATGCCACTGAACTTCCGTGCGTCCACACTGGTATTCGGGATCAAACTGAACTGGGAGTTCGGGAAATTCACGGAAGATACCCTGAAAACTGAAATTCAGTACAGCAAAACCAATGACGGGCAGAACCTGTTGCTGCTGGCTGATGTGCCGTACCCGTCCCGCTCTCATGAACTGGCCGGTCTGGCCGCCGGTACCGCGTTTTATTTCCGCGCCCGGCTGGTGGATAAAACCGGTAACCAGTCCCCCTGGACTGAGTTTGTGCGCGGTGTGGCCGAGTTCGATGCATCGAACATTATTGATGAAGTGGCCGCCGGGCTGGGCGACTCTCAAATTATCAAAGACCTGCGGTCGCAGGCGGATGACAACTTCGAAGCCATCATCAACAACGCCAACAACGCATACGGCCAGTGGGGCTACTGGCAGCGCGAAAACGGCGCGATGAAAGCAGAAATCATCGAAGTCCGCAACTACACGGTCACGGAAACAACTGCACTTGCAGAGAAACTGGATGCGGTACAGGTTAAAGCTGAAGATGGTCTGGCGCTGGCGCAGAACTCCATCCGCGCGCAGTGGGATATGGCATCCGGTCAGGCATCGGTGGTCCACGATATGAAAGTCCGGATCCGTTATAACGGTGAGGATTATTCCGCCGGTATGGT